GATCAAATGTAAATACCCGAGGCAATGTTAGGCTTCCGTCAGTCCCAGATGACACCAAAGTTGCCGCTGTCGGAGCTCCTGCTCTTACTGATCCCTGTCCCATGAGTTTCCTTCCCTTTTCTTCCTGCTTAGTTTAGTTTATTTGACCCTGAATAGCTAAACCAGAATTACCACTGCCGCCACCACCGGCGACAAGCTCCCCAGTAAATTCCGTGCCACCTGCTCCATACTGTGTGGAGTCCCTCACGTCTGCTACGGCCGGTACACCAAATGTCCCCGTAAACTCTGTTCCCCCGGCCCCAAATTGAACTGTCTCCTCTACATCACCCACCGCCGGGGCTGTAAATGTCCCTGTGAATTCCGTACCACCTGCCCCAAATTGAATGGAGTCCTGCACATCCCCTACTGCCGGGACACCAAAGGTTCCTACCAGATTGCCGGAGTCATAGGAAACCCCTTCCTCTACATCACCTACGCCGGGATAGTCACAGGCCGCAACCGCATTAGTAGATGTACTCCCAAGATAACTAGTATCCCCATCTTGGGCAGGAGCATTGGGAGAAAAGGTAGGATGGACTCCTACGTCCAGGGCAGGACTGGCTGCACCCAAACTGAAATCCCCAGCAGCATCGTCCACAAAGAGAGGGTCAGAAGTAAGCTCTCCAAGGGATGTATCTGCGTCTTCGTAGTCAGTTGTGTTGTCAAAGAGAAGATTGTGCATCGAACCTGCCATATTCTCCCACAGGTCGGTACTGTCAGTCTTTATACCAACAGCACAGTCTACGATAATGTTGTTTGCGATAAGAAAGGAATGAGTCCCAACTACCGTAAAGATTCCCACGTCTGTGGCTTTACCATTTCCAAATATGGTATTCCCCACGGCGAGTGCGGGAGTGGCGGATAGGACAATTCCATATTGCAAGTTTCCATCAACAGTGTTTCCAATAACTCGTCCCCCGCCTCCTACACACCATATACCAGTGGTGCCATTATTAGAGGACGTGCATCCCATGATTACTGTATTTACAGCACCATATATACCCATCAGTGTATTGTCGTGAGCATGGCACCCGCACCTATAAATTTGTGCCCCCGGACTATCACACCCCGTAGCTCCGTTGTTATCAAATTCACAGAAGCGGAATATAATATCGCTGGCATTATCAGTGTCTACCCCGTTTCCGCTGTAGTCCGTAAACCTGATGTTTGTCCAGACATGATACCGGGCGTCGGCCACATACAGCAATCCCACAGTCTCCGCTCCACCATTTCCATCAAGTGTGGCTAGACCGCCATCTCCTACCGTTGATGAATACCCTGTAAAGAATATAGGAGCCAGAAGGGTTCCTACAGCGGGGGCGGTAAGGGCTTCCACATAATTGCCGTCGCCCTTAATGTTGACGGTGTCCCCTGGCCCAACAGTATCTACAGCCTTCTGGACTGTCTTAAAGGCCAGGGCCTCAGACAGGCCGGTATCCGTGTCGTCACCAGTAGCGTCTGAGACGTAGTAAGTGGCCAGGGGATTTTCCTATCTAGCCCTTTAGGCCGCCAGCTTCCTACTCATGGCCACACCCCTCACGAAGAGGATCAGTGGATTTGTACTGCCTTCCTGAATACCGATCACCGGAAGGAGGTCCACGTCAGCGGAATGGGCCAGGGAAGTATGTACCAAGTTACCATTGATGTAGTACCGGCATCTCCGGTTGGCATCAAACTCAACCTGGAATCTGTAAAGTGAGGATGCCACTACTGTCACTCCGGTATCGGCTGTGGTGTCTGTACTCCCGATACTGTTGTTGACCTGCCAGGTGGTATCAGTCCCATTGAGCCACCGGAACACAGCCTGGTCAGCCTTGTCCCCAACAACGAAGGGAGAGGAGAGGCCCAGTGACATGCCGATCATAATCACACCCGTGGTTTCCAGGACACTTGTTCGGACGAGACACTCAAACTTCACCTCATCCTTTGTACTCCATGTAATCTCCCGAAACAGGCTTCTATCGTCTGCCGCAGCCGAGGGTTCCATAATGACCTGGTCCGCAGCCGCACTCTGTGTGGTAAATTTTAGGCCATGATCGCCATCATATGTGACGTTGCCATCAACCACATTGGTACCAGAAACCTCAAAGTTTCCGTCCTCCAATAGTACGGCAGTGGCATCCACGCCTACCAGTCCACTTTCTCCAGCCCTCCAGATCAGTTGAATCCTGTCGGGATCACCCAGTACACTCGAAACTATCTGACTCATCTTTATTTCTTCCTTTAGTTGACTCTCAGTCCCTGTACTTCGACAAGAAACTTCACAGTGGGGTTATTCCCCATGCTATCCGCTTTTGACTCAAACTTGCACCGCAGGCCTTCATTACTTGCAACCGTTGCAGGCACCTGGTTCAACGCACTAAATTCCCGTACATCACCCGACTCCATGCCCCCGACGTGCGACCAGGGTAGGATGTCCGTCCACGTACCACTGCCATCTCCATCTTCTACAACAACTCGGAGGCTTCCAAACCCATTACTAAAGTCCCTTGACAGGCTGGAAATGCACCGTACCTTTACACTCAACACCCTAAACTTGAAGGGGGAATTCGCGGAGACCGGAGTGCTCGTAGTGGTCTGTACCGCAGCAGTCGTACTGTGGGTAAAGTAGAAGAGCATGGAGAAGGGTACCCCAAACCCTACGTTACCATCAGCCAATAGGAGACCGTCTGGCCCCTGGCTGTGCAACATGCTCTCCGGGTCCTGTGTGACGATACCCAGTACCCCGTCGCCAGTAAGGTTTACATCGGCCCCGGTTCTCCCAGTTTCATTCAGTGACATTACTGGTTCTCCGTGATCCGCTTTGGAATCACAACATAGCTGACCATAACGAGTACCCGCCCAGTGGTATCGCCCGCAGTTCCATCCAATCCCGCTGTAACCAGTGCCACTTCCAACCCATGTCCTGCTGGAACGTGCATAATCGTCTGATCTTCACCTTCGGAGGTTGTCGTATTGTGGGCCACTGGAAGCCCCTTGTCTGCCAGGCTAGAGGTAGTCAGAAACTGCCTGAAAACTCCAACAGCATCAGCCGTGGTAAGTGTCAAGTCACTGAAGGTTGCAGGAGAGGCTCCCTTGGTTCGGAGACGGATAATAGCCGCTACCGAATCCTGAACAACTGCTTCCGTTATCAGGGCACCGGCCCACAGGACTACAATCCCCGTGTCGGCAGCTTCATCCTCATGTACCAGCGTATGGTACTGTGCCAGGACTGTCTGGCCCCCACTTGATCTCTCGTCTCCATCCAACTCAATCATGGCGACCTTGACGGGTACCGACATGCCCCTATTAGGAACCGCACCGGCACCAGATAGTCTGGCCTGCAAGGAAGAGTGAACGCTAAAGTCTGTACCTGCCATTACACTACCACCCTCATGCACATGAAGAAGATTGTAAAGTCCGCCTGCTCCGTAGACCCCAGTAGAACAGAGAGACGTATGCCCTCCCCAGCGTCTACCAAAGCGTAGGGGGAAATAAGCTGTCCTGCCCCACTTGCCGAAAACCCAATATCATCCTGATCCAGATTCAGGTCAAATGCTTCGCTCATGGCATTTGCAGAAGCACTGGAATTCAGATGCTGAACAGTCAGTGTTCCCTCGGGTGCTGTTGCCGAAGCTCCAGCCACGACCCACCATTTGATTACTCGGAACAGGAAGGGGGAGGGACCATTGGGCGTACCCGCAGTTCCCGTAGGGTCCATCACGTCAAGGGTAGATGTCCGGCCTCCACTAAGGTCATCCATCACAACCGTAAATGCCATGATGAAGGGTTGGCCATACTGGGTGGACACAATGGACTCTGCATCATCAGCAGCGATAGCCGTGCTCTGGAGAGTCACACCACTCTGTACCATTCCCTCGGGATTCTGTAGAAGTAGGCCTGTTACATTGTCGATCGACTCCGTAACATCCCGCCCCGTTTTTCCGCTTTCTCTGAGTGCCATACTAACTAGGTCCCTAAATAAAACGATAGGGGAGGTTGGTGACCAGCACCAGTGCCTCCCCCATCTCTCCCGGTATGTCAATTCCCGTTTGTCATCATATCTTAGCCTCTCCGATCGTCAAAGTCAAGAGGATTGTCAATTTATTTTTCAAAAAAAGTTTTACCTTTTTAATTTGACTTCCGCTAACGCACCCGCTATATTAAGGTATCGATCGCAACCAAAAATCAAGGAAACCCAACGAAAAGGAAGCACCTCATGGAAAAGAATGACCACGAACCTGTCCCAGACCCAGTACAAAAGACACCTGTCAACGTACCAATTCCCCCTACTTGGCCAAACAAAGAGGCCAATCTCTTCCGGGAAAAGGTCGAACGTACATCAGCAGACCTTCAACTTTTGATTTCTCGGGTAAGCCAATTGGAGGGTGGACTTACATCAGCACTAGGGTGTATCCGACAAATCAACACCGATCAAGAGAAAGACTATGGACACAGTTTGACAATGGTGATGAAGTTAGCTCAGCTCCAGAGTAATCTCAAGCTCACCATCCAAGCCGTCGAGAAGCTGGCTAAGGGTAAGTCATTGGGGGCCCTTGGACTGCCCGGGGAAGAGGAGTGGAAGGAAACCAAATGAAGACCGTTTATGTAGTAACCTCGGGAGAGTACTCAGACTATGGTCTCAATGGACTGTTCTCTACTCCTGAGAAGGCCCAGGCCTTTATGGATAAGAACAAGATCGAACTGTGTTGTGGGCGGGGGCAAATTGAGGAGTGGGAACTAGATGAACTTGTGAAACATACCACCAAAACCGTCTGGTTCTGTCGAATAAGCATCCACAATGGAGATCTAAACTGGGAATATAATTCTGAAGTGTCCTGCCCTCCTCGGTATAAGGAAGTACATACAAATAGGATACACGCCTGGGCTCGGTCTTCTATTTCCCAAAAGCACGCCCACAAGTTGGCAGTTGAGAAGCGTCAAGAGGTCCTACGTCTCCGAGAGGCTTCCAAGTGAATTTTGGAGTATGTGATCCTGGCTGTCATGCGTGCCCTCTGCACTTACAGTGCCAGACTGTATGTATTGCAGCCGTACGGTATCCCAACGACGTGAGGTGGCCCCAAGATCGAACCTACTACCACCATGGCAAGGCCCTGTACGTCATAGGAGAGGCTCCTGGGTACAATGAGGACAAGGAGGGACAGGCTTGGGTAGGCAAGGCAGGAAAGGTCCTCAAAACTGCGTATATCGACTACTTCAAGTTCCCAGACCAAGTAGATGTCTTTCTCTCCAATGCCGTGAGGTGCAGGCCTCTGGGTAACAAGACACCCAATACGACCCAGCTCAAGCAGTGTCAGGGCTTCTACCTGGCCGACATTGTCAATCTCCAGAAGATTTATGACCAGGTCATTGTCCTGTGCTGTGGAGCCGCTGCTACAAAGTCCGTCCTCGCCATGTCCCTAAAGAAGGCATTTTCTAGGCAAGGGAATCTCTCTGATTTCCGAGCATTGACAGCACCTACCCCAAAGTCCATAATCCGAGTGGGAGAAGTAGTTGGGCCATTCCTATCCAACCCAACTCTTCCCCCTTTTCCCTCACCATGTCCCGTCTTCGTTACATACCACCCTGCTGCCCTTATGAGGGACAAGAATAAGGGGCCATATGTCAACTCCCACCTCTCAATGCTACAGGACTATATAAAGGGAGACTTGACATATGCCATCAAAGGGGGTACCCTCAAGATAGATATTGCCCCCTTACCGCCATCTTACCCCATTTCCCGGCTGTCTCTGGACATCGAGACATACGGCATACTCAAGGGACAGAACCAAACTCAGTTCCACCCTCTCAAATCCGAAATCCACGATAAGATACCCCGGGAGAGATTGGTGGTCACAACTGCCCTCACCTGGGAGAATCCGGAGGGGGAGCAGGAACACGCAATCTTCATTATGAGTAAGTTGAAACACAGAAGGAGGCTATGGTCATGGATAAGGAAATGTCACGATACATCAAGCACGTTGAAGAGTGTCACAGGAAAGTCCTTCAGATACTTGATAGGTCAGAACATAAAGTTCGATCTGATGTATCTGAGACATGCGTACCCGGAGTGCAAACAATGGCTGGATTACCCCCTACCGATTGTGGACCTAATGGTAACGAACTATCTCTACAACGAGGGAAGGCCAGAGAAGAGTCTAAAGGCCTTGGCCCCCTTACTTCGAGTGACCCAGTACAATGGAGAATTTACGCAGTACGAAACGGAGTTATGTCCAAGTCTCCATCAATACAACTGTCAGGACACTTCCGCGACATTGATGTTACAAGACAAGCTGACGGCACTGATTCGACAACTATACGGTTCAGACACACCGAAGACGTCTGGGTTCAGCTTGCAGTGGTACACAAAACTCCTGTGGCTGACCATATGGATGGAGGAAGAGGGCATTTCCATGAAGGCCACTACGCTCGCTGGTCTTCTCAAGTCAATGAAGTCCAGACTGGAAAGGTTGGAGAGGGGGATAACGAGCCGGTGGGGGATCAACCTTCGGGGGAAGGGGAGCAACAAGTGCAAGAGGGAGGTGATGGACGAGGCCTGTCAAGCCTGTCTGGAGAATCAGTTGGTGATTCCGAAGATGGTAAAGACGAAAGCGAGGCAGGAAATAAGTTTCTGCGAAGAGAACCGAAACTCCTTGCTGGATGTCCTGCCCGCCACTATGAATTCAGCCCGGAAATTACGAGCGATAGGACGTGTCCATACTGTGGCTGGTATTTTGGACCGTTATCTGTACCCACTTCTGGTAGGTCGGGGCAAAGGTCACACCGATCCAACAACTCGCCTAATTAAAGGCTTAGCTTACCCTCGCTGGTACGCCACACCCTCCGAATATGAGGATGGGACATCCGGGGGAACCAAGCAATGTCGGATTGTGGCCAAAGGCCCCGCCTGCCAGACTTTTCCTCCTCTTATCAAGAAGTGTGTAACCTCTCGATACTCCCATCTCATATGGTTCGACTACTCCCAAGTAGAGCTGAGGATTGCTGCCCTCTTGAGCAACGATCCGTGGATGATGGGAGAGTACAGTAAGGATGACTGTGACTTCCACCTGGCTACTTCACGAAGGCTCTTTGGAGACAAGGATGCAAAAAAGTTCCGCCAGATTGGCAAGACTCTTAATTTTCTGGTTATTTACCTCGGAGGGGCCAACCAGTTTCAGACCACCCTCATGCGTAACGTAGGTATCCGAAGATCACCGGGTCAGTGCCAAAGGGACATAGATGCCTGGTGGGAACAGGCTGAGGGCTTGCGTAAGTGGCAGGATGACCTGTATGAGTCGGTGTGTGAGCTTAGGTACTTCCAGCTCCCATTAGTTGGTCAGTCCCGACTGTTTCTTGGCAACAGGTCTGATGTTAAGGAGAAGATGAAAGAGATTGTGAACATGCCGGTACAGGCAGTGGCTGCCAACGTCATGCTCTCGGCCCAGTTTGAATTGCAGTGGTCCTTCAAACAGAAGGGCATGAAGGCCATTCTCCCCCTGAATGTCTATGATGCGGCCACCATAGAGTGCCCTAAATCAGAGCTTCACACAGTAAAGCGGGAGATGGAGAGAATCCTTCCAAACCCTCCCTACTACCAAGCACTGTGTCAAGTCCTTGGCCGGAGTCTTCCGTTGAAATATGATTTGACTTTGGAAGCAAAGAAACCTACAATGGAGAAAGCACTATGTTTGACGATTGGATGCCCGAACCAAAGTGGTCCCGGGGAGAAAAAATCTTTGTAGCGGTGTTGCTGGTTATTGTAGTCCTCTCTGTTATAGGGGCTTTAATTTCCCCTGTTTCTCAGTAAAGAAACCTACAATGGAGAAAGAACCGTGTTTGAAATAGCTATTTGTATGGCACTAATGTTCATCCCTTTAGCTCTAGGGTTTTTTATGGGAAAACATCACACCGAGTGCTGGGCCTATGAGGAAATTGGACGACTAACGGAACTAAGTCGGCATCTGACCCGAGAACTTCGTTCCTTGGAAGAGAGGAGAAAGAAGAATGCGTAAGTTACGAGTCTATATCGCTGGTCCCATGACGGGAGGGAACGGAGCCAATTTTAACATGGGAAAGATCAATGAGGCAGTGGACGCATACCTTAAGCTCATTGACCTGGGGTTTTCTCCTTTCTGCCCCCAACTTTCAGTATTTTGTGAGTTGCTACAGCCAGGTCGTATAAGTTATGAGAAGTGGCTGGAATATGACTTTGACATTATTAAGAGTTCAGATGCCGTTCTGAGAATTCCCGGTGTCTCTCCCGGAGCAGATCGAGAGTGTGAGTACGCCCGTAGCATCGGTGTACCTGTATACTTTATGTACGATCTCCTTCTTAAGTTTAAGAGTGCCACGACATGCAAAACCACCTAACTCGTATAGTACTACCAGACACCCACTTTCCCTTTCAGGATGATCCTCTCCTCAACTCCTGGCTGAGCCATCTTTCTGATCTAAAACCCGATGGGGTTGACATCATAGGCGACTTAGTGGACTGCTATACTCTCTCCCGGTTTGATCGTAATCCTGCTCGTAAAGCGTCCTTCCAGGATGAGATTGATAAGACCTGGAAATTTCTTGGGTGCATTAGGGAGCTGGCCGGAGTAAAGTGTGACATCCGGTACTCTGAGGGCAACCATGAGAGCCGTCTGCGTAAGATTTTGTGGAAGAAGATTCCCGAGCTGGCGGGGTTGAGAAATCTTACCATCCCACGACTCCTGGGCCTAAAAAAACTGGGAATCAAGTGGCATGGCACTCAAAATCCCTATCCGATACGGGACCTCTGGTTCACCCACGGTGACCTACTACGTAAGCACGCAGGCATGTCCGCCAGGGCCAAGTCCGATGATAGTCACTGCTCCCTCATAGTAGGACATACCCATCGTATGGGGTGGTCACCCAGGACTACATGGACGGGGATAGAAGATGCTTATGAGGTGGGGTACCTTGCAGACTACAAGCAGTTGGACTACGTGCATACGGTTCCCAACTGGCAGCAAGGGTGGGCGGTGGTTGAATTTCCACCGGAGGGTGGTCATTATGTCAACTTCGTCAAGGTAGTAGTAGTCAAGGGAAAACGCCTGGTCATGTACAAAGGGAAGGTTATTGACAAGCTATGAGCAAGGGTAGTCAGATACGACCACATAACAAGGAGAAGTTTGATGAGTCGTTCATCCGCATATTTGGCCGGAAAGAAATCAAGACATGGAACCCAGGAGGAGAGGAAGAGAGCACGAACCATGTACATAATGAAGACCCAGTCGGAGAAGATGGCCGAGATGGTAGCAGCAAAGGTGAAGCAACTAATCGTCGAGGAAGTATCTCGTGAACTCGACCGACGTGGATACAGAAATCGAAAAGACGGTGGATCAACTACTGAAATGTCCCCCCAAGAAGAACGACCACCTAATCAAGAAGTTGATGAAACTGTGGACGAAGCGTGATGATTCCCAACGAGATCACCATACTGATTGATAGCCGGGAGAAACATAAGCTGCTGTTTCCTTCATGGATTACCCTGTACTTTGACCGCATTGGTAAGATTCAGCCAGTCCATATCGAAACCAAGGTCTCGCGTATGGTAGCAGGGGACTATGCCATTGAGGGATATGAGGACGTGTGCCTCATCGAAACCAAGAGATCCCTTCGAGAACTTCATAGTAACATAGGTCCGGGAAGCTGGCCCCGAGTGTGCAAGGCCCTGAAAAGACTGTCCAAATGCCAGTATCCCTACCTGGTTCTGGAAATGACACCCTCCGAGCTGTTTCAGAAGAGCATTCATGTGGAGAACCCGGAGCTTGTATTCGACAGATGGATGCGGATCGTTGCACAATTCGATCTCCACTTGATGATAGTGGGTGGCAGTAAGATGCCCGGCCCACGACGCAAGCTGGGGGAGCAACTGGTAAGACTAATGATAGCACATGTACTCAATGAAGGAGGGTTCAAATGAAACCACCGGGAGAAATGAAAGTATTTAAGTCGGGGGCTAAGAGAGAGACGAAGGATGGTAAAGGCAGACCCGATCTTATAAGTCCCATTATGCTACACCGTCTTGCTGTCCTCATGGAGGAGGGAGGAGTTGTACATGGGGATCGTAGCTGGGAGTCAGGAATGCCCCTCTCGGGACTGCTCTCCTCTGCTTCTAGACACCTAAACCAAACCATTGATGGGTGTGAAGACGAGGACCATCCCATCCAAGCCATTTGGAACCTAATGGCCTACGTCCACACTCTACACCGCGTCCGAGCTGGTTCTCTCCCGGTAGAACTGGATGATATGCCAAGGGAAAAAAATCTGCAAGGGAACTTGACTTCTGACAAAAAAGGGTCTACGATTAAGGAGTTAGGAACGAATACGGCTTTCTATGATGGGCCTAGCTTGGTACGATGTTGTCCCAAATGCTACATGCCAATTCCCAGATGCCAAATTGAGAAGCCCATGGCTGAGTTTACATGTATTTGTGGGGAGAAGCTATAATGAGAACCGTTGAATTTGTACCCCCCAAGCATGACTCCTCCGTAAGGCTGGGAGTCAAGGACCACAAGGGACAGAGAGCTACTCCCGACAGTAAGTTTGGGGTAGGCAGGCCTCAATGTCTGACTGATTTCTTTACAGACATTCGCATCAGCCCGGTCAGGTCGTCTGCCATGAAGGACTTTGAGCACTGCCCTCGGAAGTTCCTTTACAGGTACAAGCTGGGCATCAGTAGTCGCGTCTATCAACCCTCCCTCCACACTGGTCAGGTGTTTCATAGGATATTGCAGTCCCTGTTTATGGGTGCTCCAGTGGATGAAGCCTTGGACTCTTCTAAGCAGTACCTGCACCAATTCTGCAACAAGATTCTTATTACTGCTGATGAGTGTGGGTTTACTCCCAATGGCAAGAGCGTAACTAGTATAGTCAAGGCAGCGGAGGAGGACTATAACAAGGCCCGTGCCATGGCAGTGGCCTTCATCTCCTTCAAGCCATTTGACTGGTCGAAGTGGGAGATATTGTCTACACCAGATGGCACTCCCTGTGTGGAGTTGCTCCTTGAGGCCAAGGTTAAGGGAATTCCTGTTCCCCTTATCGCTCCATGTGACCTGGCCCTCTTGAAGAAGGGCACCAAGGAGGTCTGGATTGTTGACCATAAGACTACGAGCACTGACACAAAGGCCCGTGCCCAGTCCGTTAAGATAAGTCCTCAGATAGCACTGTATCGGTTAGTCCTCCAGTGTCACATAGATGTCTGGGCTGAAGAGCACTCCAAGTATGAGGGACTACGTGTAGTGGGGTCCATACATAACATTGTGAAGAAGCCCACTATCAAGTATTGCAAGAAGGATGCTACCTTCAATGCCTACATCGACAGAGTCACAGCCTGGTATAAGGAGAAACATGAGGCAGACCCCACCCATTCTCCTATCCTTCAGTCGGAGACTTACTTCTCTGGTCCCGTACTTACCCGGGAGATATGGATAAGACTGAGGCAACAGGCCCGTGCATCTCGTGCAGCCCCCGACCTCGACCGCTTCTATAGGGCCGGGGACTACGCCTGCCATGAGTTCAACTCCGTGTGTCCTTACCTGGACCTGTGTGACAGCAAGCCTGCCATGTGGCCCGACATTGTCAGGACACGGTTTGATATTAAGTTTAGGGAAGATGAGGAGGGGTAACACCATGGATAGCCCCATCATTCTATGTTCAAGTTGTGGAGTTCCCTGCAAAGAATGTATGGAGGAGGGTAAAAATCTCTACGATCGACAAGGAAATGGCGACTATGTGCAGAGGTGGATTTGTGCTAAGTGTTCGGAAGACTCCAACATCCGATGCTCCCACTGCAACGACATAATTAAGAGGTCTTTGCCGGAACCACTAGATGATGGGTCTTTTCTATGCAAAGAGTGTGACACCAAACTACTGGAGGAACTTGATGAGTTCACAAACAATAACAAGCCCAATTCCCAGTGACCTGGCTAAGATTCCCGGGGTCACTACTGGCTTCCGGCCCGTGTCTGTAAACCGGGGGAGATTTGTATTCACCGGCAGGCCCGGGTGCGGAAAGAGCACCTTGGTACATAACAACCCCAAGGCTTTTATTCTGGACCACGATCAGGGTGGCAATACGGTAGACGATCCCCGGGCCATCCGCTACTGTCCCGACCCCGACAAGACTCCGGAGGGAGCCACCGCTGATGCCTATCGAAACATTGTAGATGTCCTCATCGCTCGTCGTAAGAAGGGAGCAAAAGACATTGAGATGATTGCTCTTGATACATATGATGAACTGATAGAGATTTTCCTTCGGGACTTCTGCCTCAAGCACAAGCTAGAGGACCCTTTGGACTATAAGAGCGGGGAGGGTAATGCCTACAGCATAGTTCGACGAGACATCTTCGAAATTCTAAACCGGGCCTACCGAGCTGGCTTTGGCTGGGCCATCCTGGTCAACGTCACTCCCAAGGTCATTCGTCACGGTGGTGAAGAAAGAACGGTCCTATCTCTGTCCGTCTCGGAGTCCTTTGCCAATGCCGTGCGTAAGAAGTGTGAGCACTTCATGTACCTGGCCTATCATACCAAGACAGTGAAAGGTCCTCCAACAACTCGCACTATTGGGGGTAAGAAGGTGACTATACCGGGAGAGACTAGGAAGGAGGAGTGCCGCCTTCTCAAGACCAAGCCCGGTACTCTTTGGGCCGGAGAAACTACTGATGAGGTTAAGGTTCGGATACCGTTTCCGGACTCCACGGAAATTCCTCGCCTCGGGGGATGGGATGTGTTTACTAGGGTCTATGACGAGGCAATCCAAACTCTTACAAAAGGAGTAAAAGTATGAGTGACATTGATGCTGGGTTTATGGAGGTACTGGAAAGTTGTGCCGGTGCTGAGGGAGAGGTGGACTACTCAGACGATGGGTGGAAGCCCGAAGATGGGGAGTACACTGTACTCCTGGAGAAGTTTACCTGTGGCACTACAGAAAAGAACGGAATCTCCAACGGGAGGGGCAATGCCATCTTCCGAATCCTCTCGGGAGACTTTACCGGCAGGTCGTTTGGGGAGTTCTTCTGGCTGCCGTCCAATGCAAAGCAGACCTCGCCTGGAATGGCTAACCTGCTTCGCCTTGCTACCTGTATCTGTGACCGGGAGTTCAAGGTATCTGAAATCGGAGAGGCGGGGCAACTGATTGGAGACAACTGTGGATCGGCAGTCCTCAGTGTCCGGGTCTTTTCTACCACTCGCCAGTCGGATGGTAAGGTGTTTGTAAACACACGATTCCTTACCCTGATTGACGAGCCAATTGAGCCGCCCATCGATCCTTCCCAGGTCGAGGCACCGGCCACAGCGTAAAAGCTAGCCGGAGGATCGAGTGGCATTCGCCCAGACGTGGGGTCGGTTCGATTCCGACACGATCCTTTAACCGGGAGAGATTAAATGTCAAAGCCACAGCCTAAAGGCTAGTCGGAGGGTCGGTAGTCCAATGGTAGAGACAGGCAGACAATGCTTCGACAGTCCCGGTTCGATTCCGGGTCGACCCTGTAACAAGGAGAAGTTCTAATGGCCAAGACTACAAGGTGTACGGCAAGTGTCTGGCCCCATAGACGCACAGATGAACTGACTGGTCCTCTTGACCTTACCATAAGCTACAAAAACCAACACCCACTAGTACAAGAGGGGTTCTTTGGGAGGTATGCGTTTATCACCTTGGTACAACCAGACGACAAAACCAATCTCACCCTCATGCAGTTGGTATTTGCCCGGGAACACTACACCTTCTGTCCTTACTCCCAGGTACAGCAGTCTAACAAAGTCCGGGTCTACCGTAAGGGTCGGAGCAAGGCGATAAAGGTCTACATCCGAAGCCGCCTAACCAATAAAATGGATCACCCTATTCCCCTGGGAGCCTGGGAGGGGACCCTAAGTGAGGACAATAGTGGACCCCAGAATGGAGTGGTGTATACATTCCAAGCCATGACGGCCAAGGTTGTAAAGAAGAAGCCACTTATTATCTTACCGGGAGAGGAGGGGTTCGTGCTACCATGACCATTTTTCCTCAGATGTCAGAAGACCCCCATGATGACCTGTGCTGGGAGTGTGGTAGAGAGGTAGCAGAGTGTGCATGTGGTACAACTCTCCCGGATGATTTTGATCCCATGGATGAGAATGGACCAGACCCAGACTGGGATGAGTATGAGGATGACCTAACCAAGGAGACGAACGATGACTAAGAAGAACACAGTTAAGCCACCGTGGGGTGCAGCACCCCTGGGTAAGAGAGTGATGCTAGTAAAGGATGAGGCCCTGTCCACTTCCGAAGGAGGCATAGTCATTCCCGAGAATGCCAGAGAGAAGCCCCTTATAGCTCACATCATCAGCGTAGGAGTGGACGTAACAACTATGAAGCCTGGAGATGAGGTAATCTATGCCTCCTTTGCTGGGACCGACTTCAACATCAATGGGGTCGACGTGATTGTGGTGGACGAAGAGGACATCATGTTGATACTGAAGGACAAGAACTAATCTAGGGGGATTATAATGCCTGTAACAACTACTACTATCACCAAGTGTGATCGCTGTGGAGCGGAGAAAGTCCATTGTAACGGTAAATCAACTGGATGCAAAACTGTTTCCATCCATGTAACTAAATTCTTCTTTGATGGGCGGGGAAACAGCTATCCTGTGCCAACCCCTACGATTTTGTGCAAGGCCTGTAGTAGGGAATGGAATGACAGGCTTACGGACTTCATGGAAGGATACACCCCATGAGCATGACAAGAATAACAAATAAGGATAAGGTCCTCGACGAGATACAACTTGTCCAGGAAGAAGGTCTCACAGTTCCCGAGTTTCTTAGGCTCTATCCCAGCCTTCTCCCCCAGACTGTATACCCCTGCTTCACTCAACTGTGCAAGGAAAAAAAGATTCTGCACAGTGGAAGCTATCGCAAATCAAAGAACAACCGGCGGTCAATCGTCTGGGTGGACAAGAAGCATGGGGGAGTGGTCCCGGTATGGGGTAGTGGACAGCCCAGTTACAGCTACAAGAATAGAGCGAAGGTTGTTATGGACCTCCTTGCTGATTTCGGTCCACTCAGTGTGTCTGAAATGATGACATCGTGTTCCAGTCTCAAACCTATGAGCACGTCCTCTTTGGTGTCCCGTCTAGTACGGCAACAGTGGCTGTTCAAGACTAACAAGACCAGACGTAATGCCCTGGACCAGACGTGCTGCCTCTATGACCTCACACCACGGGGCAGACAGGTAAGGAATGATTCACCTCGTCGAGACTCGGGGACCTTTGCTAGTCCCCCTGATATACGCAGAACTACGGAGAAGCCCCATGGATAATGTTCAAGTACACAACCAATTGAAACAAGCAGTCGAAGCCCTAGAGACTATTGCCAGAGAACTGGGTCGGATTGCAGATTCTCTAGAATGGACAGCTAATGCTGCAAAGTATGATAATGGCAGCTAGAAACCGAACTTGGAGTTGCTTGGTAGGGCCTGGCGTCCCACCTTCGCCGGATCAACCGTGTCAAACGGACCAATACGGTAGCCAGGGCGAGCCTGACCTCCGCCTGAAGGTGGAGGTGTTCCAAAACGGGCAGCCTCTCTTACAGACTTTGGTTCTCCCAAGAGAGCTGGGTCAATTCCTAACAGTGCTGGTCCAGACGCTCCCAGGGTTGTTGCAATCAACTGTACGTATTGATCTCTCGCCTCTCCAGGGGGAAGGGTACGGACCAACTGCTCTAACCTAGAGACTCGTCGTCGGACCTGCATAGCCTCAATATCCTGTTCTGTCACCGGGAGAGAGAAGCCGAATTGCTTTTCAAATCTCTCGGCGATGGTATTGGCAGTCGAGGCATCGTTACGTAGCCGAGCATCCATGTAGTCCTTACGTGTCTCCCGTATCTCATCCCGACTCTTAACCAGTAAGGTCATAAGCTCTTCCTCCTTCACCTTGTCCCCATGCCGAACACCCATGCCCATAAGCAGGAGTTCCCATCGGGTGTAGAAGCCCTTGAGGGTTCCTTGCCGGGTGTACACAGCAATTCTCCCATCAGGTGCTGGATGATTGTAGTCGGCATAGGTACGACCCAGGGCCTTGGATGCTCGTGCCCCTATGTCACCCCCAACACCAGGTGGCAGAAGCCCAACCGCTCGGAGAGCACCCGTCCCTCCCGGTATCAGGAGAGGAGTGGACCGTACCAGAGAGGAGAAGTCTCCAGTAGTAGCACCCTGAAGTAGGCTACCAACTATGCCTACCGCCGGAGGAACAATAGGAAAGCCCCCAAACGGGCCTTCTGTTCTCTCCTGAAATGTTGGGAGGGCTCCTCCAACCAAGGCGTCAGAAGCATCTACCCCAAGGTACCGGCCCAATTCTATAGCCATGATGGACCCAGCAACCATCCGGGCAAAGGTCCCTGGATTGAACTGGCCCAGGGGGTTGAGGGCCTTACCAGTTAGAGGATTAACAGCACCCTCTCCAATACGCCAAGCAGTGTGGGTAGCAAACTCCAGGAACCGGAGAGGAAACTGTGCAAGCTGACGCACTAAAGGATTTCTCCCAAGTAGCAGGAAGGGTGTATTCTGGGGACCGGTAAGGAACTGGGTCTCTTCCACGATCCGGGCCGCAAATGTGGTAGCTTGAGTAGCAGTCATCTTAGCACGACGGGCATGGATCATGGCTCCTTCCCATGTAGCCAGTCGGTTCATAGTCTCGGACGCTGTGAACAAGGACATCATTCCTGCACTGATCTTCTTGCTTAGGGTCTGTACCTTCTGTCCGGCCAACGATTGTATGTTTACAATGTTCTTCAGACTGTTTTCTAGGGCCTCATCGGTGAGGGGAGCAGAAGCCACACCGGACCTACCAAATGCCGGGTAGGCAAAGCGTATAGCCTCATCGTGGCTCAACTTCTTGGGTCCTAGCCTAACCGCAAAATACTTATGAGACTTCCGCATGGCCTCACTCAATCCACGGGCTGCTGTTACCGGACCCAGGACAGGACCTGTGGTCAGTACCATCTGGAGAGTGTTCTTGAGGGCTGATGCGGGGTTCATACCTAGGGTAGAGAGGTAGAAATACCCCGCCGCTTTCTGACTCACATTCACATAAGAAAAGGCACTTTGGGTATTGGTCAGGTGCTCATACATGGTATTGGTAAGGTTCTTACCTAATACTCTACTGACCTTGGGAGTCTTTACCCACTCAGCAAGCTGGTACATGTTCTGCTCCCAGGCCTGAGCCTTTAGAGCATTGTTGAAGGTACCTCGCCCCAGGGCAATAGGAATGTATGTCTCCTCCAGCATCTTGGCCCGCATCTTTGCATAGGGGGCCCCCAAACGTCCCTCTTTGCTAACGAACTTGAGGTCCCGAAGATGATCCATCAACTTCTCACCACCGCCCCTAACGGTCCAGCCAAAGGTACTTCCCATGGTCTGAGTATAGTTATTGAGAGTGGTCATCAGCTTTAGGGTGTACTGCTTGGGAGCTGTCTCAGCCAAGATACTTTGAAATGCTAGGCTCTCCCGATGGCTCATTACTCCCGGAAAGTTGTCTCGCACCTCATCAAAGGTCGCCCCTTCCAGTTTCCGTAGTGTTCTCAAGGACAACACGTCCTCCGACCTGGCCTTGGAGAGCACCTTGAACTTGGCTGCCTCCTTAAGTTTGTTCAACTCTACTGTATTTACAAGACCAGACTTTGCCAGGATGTCCAACTCGGGAAGGCTAGGCATCATAGCATTGTGACGAGCATAACTCTCTGGCCCCAGCCACCTCTCTGCTCTTCTTCCAGCGGCTGTACCAAACTGCCGACTACTACTCTTATCTGTCATGGCCTTCATCATGGCCGCGAAGTCAGCCTCAGTACGAATGAGCCGGTGCGGGTAGTAGTTCTCAATCTTACGCGGGTTATTCAAGTACTCAGACCAGACCTCTGACATCTCGTCTGCCTGCCCGGACTTCTGCATCTTAGTCATGGCCCGACGAATGGTCTCACGCTTCTTAGGGTCCCCAAACGTCTCTCCCCACATGGTATCCAGTACACCCCGTGTACCCTCAGCAAACTGCCGAAGAGGACGACCCATCTGTGCCTCCAGGTTGGGCATCAGGGTGCCCACAGACGGTAGCTGTACCCGCGAGGCACCCTTCCCAATGGTAATGACACCGTTGGTACCCTCCCACCCTCGTAGCGGACGGTGTAGACCATCCAACCAGGAGGATACCATGAGCTGTTCCTTCTGGGTAACATCACGACCCACTCGTGACCGGAACTGCCTCAAGAGGGTGGACATCTGGCCATTGTACCTGGACCTATAGTCCCATATGTCCCTGACAATTCCCCCGTATGTCTCCGGTATCCCCGTACCCCTGTACAGTCCCTGCATGGAGGCCAGTCGTCCCATGATGGGGAACCTCTTGGTCATGGCCCCAACCATGTTCTGTACCTTGAACATAGAGTCCGCCTTAACCACAGGAAATTTGAAGGAGAGGGCCAACGTCATAATCAGGAGAGGGTTGGTTAGCATACGGAACACAGGAAGCCAAGGACCCTTATCCAATCCGTGTTCCTTAAGGAAGGCATCCCTCTGCTTGATAGAGAGGCTACCGGGAGCAAACATGGCTTGGAAGCCCGCTGGTAGGTCACCCAAGAGAGTTTGCTGTGCGGCCTGACCAGGACGGTCAAGCATTCCCAAGCTAGCCGGTAGTCCAAGAGAAGATTCAGGCATACTCCTCCTTACCCTTTCTTACATACCACGCATTTGACCAAGCAGTTGTTCCATCAATTTATCCATGTCACCGGGAGAGGTTCCCTGTTGGCCCTGGTCTACCCCATACCCCACCTCGCTGCGTGTCAACGTGCGGGACTGTGTGCTACCCATGGCCTGGGTGATCTGCTGCATCAACTCGGGGTCTCGGGCGAGCATGGCACGGCGGGCAGAGAGGTCGGCCTTCTTATCCAGTATGTCATACATGAGTTCCTGCGACACGGAGACTGTACCCCCCCGACGACTGGCTTCCAAGGCTGCTCTAGCCCTCTTGGACTTCCCAACCAAGGAGTCATACAGTTCATACCCCAGTGCTGCACCCCCCGCTACTGTCCCAAAGCTACCTGCCTTCCTAAGAAGACGTGCTCCCTTGCCTACTCCCTTAGCTCCAGCCTTCTTAAGACCACCTAGTATTCCCTCATCCGCTGCTGATGCTCCTTCGGGACTAAGGGCAGCTATGGCCCTCTTCCCCACTCCCCTGGCCCCAGCTTTAGTCTTACCAAAAGCTCCTTCCGCAGCCCCCACTTCTTCAGATAACTTAGACTGGGCAATACCCTCCAAGCCTCCTATTTGTGTACGGAGATTCTCAGACAAGCCCTTCAGGGTTCCCCCCACTGCCCCTCCGGTAGCCCACCGCATAAGTTTTCGAGCAAACGGGTCACGTATAGCCGCGTCATATACACGGGCCACATTGGTAGGCCCCTTTGTGAAGAGGCCCTTGGGACCAGTACGCTTCAAAGCATCAAGCATCTGGGGAGACATGCCCGATTGCTTCGCCGCCCGCATAGCCAGACCGAACGTCTTGCGAAGGTCATTTGGGGAGGCTCCATTCTTGAACCCTCGCATCATCCTCAAGTACTGAGTGAACTGGGCTTGCTTCTTGGGATTACCCGCCGCCTTCATAACAGCCTTGGGAATCTTATTGAGAGGCATGTCCACTATCTTCTCCCCCAACTCTCCTTCCATCATTCTCAACAAAGATGCAGAAAACCTATCGTTCTTCAGCAATACCCTCAAGGTCTCTGCCCTCTCACCAGCAGAGGCCCCATTCAACCACTGCTCGGATAGCCGGTGCATGATCTCTATGGGAGACAGGACCGCACCCTCGGCAGCCATGCCCAATCCCGCTACCGGAACAGACCCAGGTGCAATTTTCAAATCAGCCATTTTACTGTCCCATCTTCTTCGCTGAACGACCAAAGGCAGCCTTACTTAGGGATGAATAGTCTCCCATACGTGTAGGACTCAGCCTCCTACCCAACTCCTCCGGCGTGGTTCCCAACCTCTCAGACACAGATTCCAGAAGCTCACGAGGAGAAGTCACTCTCCTGCCCATGTTCACCTCCCGAAGGTCAGAAGTAAGCCTCCCCCTTTCCCTCCCCATAGCCCCCTCCACCTCTAAAGCCCCTCCCAACTTCTGACGCAGCTTATGGGCTGGTATAGACTGCCGCATACCCTCCATCGCTTGATACTTGGAAATCTCCCCCATCACTTCACCTTCCGGATCACCTCCCATCCACTCAATCACCTTGGAAGCCGCCAGATATGACCCGATACCTAACGCTATTCCCGCTACCCCTATTGCCATATCTTAAACCCCCGGCCTTGCCATTGGAGCGTTCGGTTCATCTTGTCCACCACCAGGAGTAGCGGCCCCACCTTTAGTCTCTCCCGGTGTACTCGTCTTCGTCTTCGTTTTCTTTTCATGCTCTTCTCTTCGCTGTCTCATCTCGGCAGTAACCCTGCCCCGTCTCCTCTTTGATGCCCCAATGTAATTATCTAGGGCCAGTTGGGCCTCTCCCAAGTTAGCTGCTGATACTGGAGGCATTTCCAAGGGAACCAAGTCATAGTCCCCAGAGTATATGGCAGCAAGGAATTCAGAATGAGTAGTGAGACCTGAGTATAACTGACCGGCTGCCTGGAAAGGTGATAGCATGACAGCTTCCCTCAAGGTCTCCGTCTTAATATCAAATTCATCAGGAGCCCCCTCCCCAACGTCTTCCAAGGCCTGTAGTTGCTGCTCGGCAGTAGCCCCTTTCATTGCCTTCTGTCTCATGGCTTCATCGGGTTCTGGGCCTTCCTTACCTGACATGTATGAGCCTACAAGAGCGTCTATATACCGTAGAGAGGCTCCCTGCTTCATACTGTATCCTTGCATGATGGGCTGGGCTTCGATTAACCCAATGAGGTCACTGGCTTTCTGCTTGGAAAGGCGGAACATGCGGTTTACCCCCCTGTGTATCTGTCCCAGAAGGGTACCCGAGACCTTTATCCCTCCTTTTCTAGTAACAATGGGCTCCAGCAACTTCCCTCTTTCAATGTCTCCTGGTACCATAACCAGGGAGCGTAAAAGTTGGGTCTTCTGGTTGCTCTCCGGCATATTGGCAATGTTCTTGGCAATTCTCATGGACATAGGGTCCATGCCCTTTGTGTCGGGGGCCTTCATCATGTCCTCAAGTCTCTCTCCAAGGTGCCGGAGTATGTTCCTCATGTTGAAGGCCTTGTACATCTCCACGTCTACATCAAGGAGTCCCTTCTCTCCTTCTCCTTCAAGAAGAGAGTTTAGATCAGAAAGAATAGCCTCGCTTCCTGGACCCGATATAGATGTGAATACAGATTCCAGGAGCTTTGTGGCCATAGCATTACTAACGTCTGGCGACGCGAACTCTCCAGACTTCAACACGAGTGAACCACTTAGATTACCGGGAGAGATGCGGCCTTCGCTGATATCATTAGCAAACTGGGCTGCACCATAGTACGCTCCCTCAACCACCGTATCTGCCAGCCTATCGTAGTCCTTGGTAGAGAACTCCTGGAGCTTGGTCAGCTCCTCTCGCATCTCCTTTATGCCCTCCATCTTCATAACTACATACTCTTGCTGGAACTTCTTGTGGGTGAATGTAGCAAAGAACTGTTCGTCTTCCATCATCCACATGTTGCTCATGTAGTCTACCGGATTGAAGTTATCATACTTCTTAATGCTAGAGTCACCAGGGTCCCTCCCATACAGGCCTCCCGGAGGATAGCCACCGGAGTGGAAGAGTTCCTCTTGCTCCTCTGCGGAGAAGGACATGAGTTCCTTGGGCTTTACTCCTAGCAACTTAGTGAGGTCAGTGTGGGGACGTCCTGCCCTAACGTCCTCTTCCACCTGAGTCATTATCTGAGCAGCCTCGGCAGTGTAGGGAGACTGGTGGTCCTGTTCATGGAAGACTTCCGCCTGCCGGAGCTTATTGTGTGCTTCTTCCAGCCGTTCTGACCCTCCCGGTATATTCATCCACCGATCAATACGGTCGGGGTCCATAAGCATCGCACGCATACCCCTGATACGATCGCCAAACTCCACCCGGTTGGCATCCATCCTCTGAATGAAGTTCCTTGCAGATGCCATCTGGGAATTCACCCGCGTCTGGGTTGCCTGCATGTCCTTAACGGCATTGGCCTGGAACTCAGTAGTCCACTTGGCATACTTCTCTTGGTACTCACGGTCCCCGGTCTTCTCCTTGAGAGATTCTTCTCGTACTTTCTTTTCATCTTCGGTAGCCACTACCCGGTTCATGGCCTGGGTCATTTGGGCGGCATTCTGGGAGGCTTCCATGGCCTGCATCTCTTGTATCTTGGAAAAGTTCTGCATCATCTTCCTTTGGGCCATATTCTGGTCCTTGATGAAGTCTGATACAGCTCCGGAAGCAAGACCGACACCGCCTCCACCCCCTCTGCCACGGGTACTCTGTCGAATAGGAATCTGTTGTTGTGGTTGCTTTGGCATAATATATTACCTACTCCTATCCTGGTATAAAGCTCTCTACAAACGCTAGAAAGGTGCCAACCCATCCTGATTGCTTCTGGGCTTCATAGGCTTTCATCATTAGATCAATAGATGTCTGGAACTCTCGATCAGAAATAACCATTCCGGCCGCATCTTGAATCCAGTTCAGACTATTGACGGCCATGGGAGTTCCCAACACCACGGAGTCCTGAGTATAGTCCATCATTTGCAGGTTGGCCATGTCACTATTATAGTTGAAAGTTGCTCTTGTGGCAGCATTATTAGATCGGCTGGCATCCCTACGACCTACTGCCTGAGCCCCAATGTCTGTGAGGGCAACATTGAACTGGCCCATTGCCGTAGTGGCAGCAGCAAAGGCCTGCCCAGCGGCCGCACCAAACTGTCCCATGACCTGCTGGGACGTGCCCTCCATCTGAGTGAACATCTGCCCAAAGCTGGTAGCAACCTGGGCCTGGGTAGCAGCAAAGGCATGAGCAGTTTGCCCTACAGCCACACTAAGCTGCATGGAAGAGCCCATCCGAATCCGGGACTTCATGGCATCAGCCTGGGATGGACTGAGAGTACCCTGTTGCACCTGGGCATCTATGTTTGCTATCTGCTGTTGAGTTGCACCATGGATGCTTGAGACCGCTGCATCCATTGCATCGGCCCGGCCATCCATTACTCCAGCCAAGGCCTCTCCCCTTTGGCCCTCTAACCCCGTCTGAGCTTCCTCAATGGCCGTATCAAGTTTATCACCATAAGCGTCAAACTCTGTCTTAACATCGTCTGGCATTGCATTCACTACATCACGAGTGTCTGCAATGTCTCCCTGTATGTCCTCCAGGCCCTCCTCAGCAGCTACGTCGGCTTCGTCAATCTTACCAGCAACAGCGGCCTGGCCCTCTCTTGTAGCTACATCGGTAGCCCTATTCATATCAAGATTTTCTTGCTGTGTCTTAGTCAGGTTCTCATAGTCCTCCTGCCCCGCCTCATCCAACCTTTCCCCGGCTGCAACTACAGCATCTACGGGGTCCGTCTGAACATCTGGGCGATCTCCTGGCTGGCTAGCTGTTCCACCCTGGTCTGCTGGGCCACCAGTAGCACTGCCTGTAATGCTTGCAGCCCTGTTCCGGGCTCCTAAATTAAGAGCACTACCCATACCAGCCAGGGCAGCAACGGCAGGATTTGTTTTGCTGGTTACTTCCTTCCCAAACCAGTAGGTTTTTTTGTCTTTGTCTTGGGCCATAGAATCCTCACTAATTATAGGCCTGGAAGGCCCCCAAGTCAACTTTCTTCTGGGCTAGGACTGCCTGGACTGTGCCTCAGATGGACACAGGAGCCCATGGATAAGTATAGCCTGAATCTCAAAGTCTAAATTCCCACCTAGAAATCTCAAGCTGGGGTATACACGCACGTCCGAAGCAGACACACGAGCCTGCATCTGATCGGGTATTATGTTCATCGCCTGTTCCACCTCTATCAATCTCTGCCGGTTCCGCCACACTCCCAGTCTTACAAATGGGTTAGTATCGGAGGACCCTGTCTCTCCCCCCATGTCCGAAAACGCTACGGTCATAGCCGTAACAATCTTCCTGGAAAAGGGGTCCACTTCAGCCTGCCCTGACAACTGCTGGAAGACCAACTCCACTACAACCGGGGCTATGGAGTACCGAGTAGATGTAGTTGTGGTCTCAGACAGTCCCGTCACCGTAAGGACCGTGTTACTAACCCTGGTTGCAACTACTACCTTATCTCCCTCCATGTTTCCATTATGTATATAGACCTGATGTCCTACACAGTTGGCCGGAAACGTAGCTGTGGAGTCAATGATCTGAGAAGCCGATGCTGTAGTACACGTACCGTTGACTGTCTCACCGGCTGTCGTACCACACATGGACCTCTTTCCCATCTCCCGAGCCCCATCAATGCAGTGTACCATGCCATCGCTCTGAATGAAGTAGGCCCGTTGTGATCCATCTGTAAGAACATCATTTCCACCAGCCAGAAAGGCCCATGGACAATCCGTTAGTCGGGTGACAGCTCCCGTGGCCTCCCACAACAGGAAGCACTCGTTCTTTGTAGTGTTCAGAAATACCAGCACTCCCATGGTAGCATCATACTGCAAGTGTATGTCACTCAAAGACCCTGCCCACTCACTGTCGTCAAATATAATTCTGTCCATTGCCGAAATGGATTTGACTGCCCCTGTGTTTCCATCAATGCTTTTCACCCCCGCCTTAGTGACCAGAAAGAGGGTGTTCCCAACTCCAGTCGCAGCATATCTTGATACTCCACCTAACCGGGAGAGAATGCGGTTTAGGGCCAGGGTGCTTCCAGAGCGAGAGACCTTGTAGACAGAGGCCGTAGAGATAGCAAAGCAGTGGTCACCTGCAATCTCCAGGGCCAGGAACTTCTCTCCCGGGTCATCAGGTGGATAGCGATTCTCCGGTGGAAAGTTCTCCGGTTCCAACTTGCCGGTATGAGACCAAAACAGCTCTTCGGTGCGACGATCAACGTCCTCCCAATCATCGGTGAGGGTAGAGGGTTCGGCAATATCAGTAACCCCTACCAGTAGTCCTGCATAGTTGACCAGGAGCTTGGCTCGGGGCATCGCCCCAAATGCCTCATCGAGGGGATCAAACGGAATCTGGGTAACAAGACCAACATCACTGTAGTAAGTAGTGTTTGGCCCCGACTCATCACTAGTGTTACCAACTGGAGCATGGTCAAACTTGAATGTTAAAGAAGCAGACGTTGGCTGGTATACACTTTTTGTGAGGTATTGGTCCAGTAGATAGAGGGGGTTTACCAGAGTATACTTGTCCTCATTAAGATCAGAGGAAGCCCCATCTCCTTGTGAACGCCAAAACCGGAACCCATCACAGTGGGGTATGCCCCAATTCATCAGGCAGGTATCATTAGTTGCATCCCCCCTGACCTGATTAACCTGACCTGATACTCCTTCCGTGGTTGGGAGTTTTATTCCGTTTACATAGAACCGTAGTCCTGAGTTGGCCGTCCCTATAGCGAATCGGGTGTTGTATCGAATGTAGGATCGGAGGTTGTGCTTTCGGCTAACCAGTTCTATGGCTCCGGTGTAATTACCAACGGGCATTTTCCAGCCACCATGGCCCCCATCCACATCAAAGGCCATGTAGTCTTCAGAATCCAGTCCAGTTGCATCTTTAATTTTCCAGGTAAGGGATGTCCCCGAAATGCCTGGAGCTGAGGCCACTACTACAGTGTCGGCTCCGTCGTCAACAGAGTTAATAGTTCCTTCATAACTCCACGAGACACTATCAGTGACCCCAAACATTTGTATGATGTCCGCAGCACCCACACTACTCAGGTCTGGAGTATCCCCCGTCAAGTCAATGGTTGTCGACCCAGAGGTTGTGGCTCCCGAAGTGCCCTCGGCCAACACGTCCCTCTGGTCCTCATTTATGGGAGCAACCAAGAGTCGTGTGGGCATGACACTCATAAACCGACCTTCAAAGCCCGTACTGTTTCTATCAAAAGCATCCCAGGTATTGATCTTCCAATCGTAGAAGTATGCCTTGTTGTAGGGAGGCTCTCTTTCATTCCACTTAGGCAAAGGAGTGGAGCTAGTTGCACCCGAACATACGAAGTAGATGTACTTGCCATTGGAAGTAATGTCATACTCTGTAAGGGAATCCAATGTAAAATCAGTCCAGCCCTTGAAGTCCTCCAGTACGACTACATCATCGGAACCATCCTCAGAGTCCCTGTAAGCAAAGTATATTGCCGAACCAGTAGCGGCTTGATTGTCTGCAATGTAGGCAATACCCTTTAAGGTGTAGCGAGTGGCCCCCTTCTGAATGGACACATACTTAGCATAGACGATATTGCTGATACTGGTAATAGTCTGTCCAGCCTCGGGCTTGGGTACACCATGCACTGTGGAGTCGGCCATACCTGGGAAGGGACGAATGGCTCCCATGAACCGCCCATCCGTACCTGTGGCCTCTACCAGTTGAGGGTGCCTTACGCCAATCTGGTTCTTCTTGAAGTCGGCACCGGGGTAGGCAGTCTGGTACTCCCAATAAGCATTGTTGTCACCCTCTCTTTCAGGCATCTTCTCCCCCGATGGATGTGTCAGTTGGTATTATATCCTTGGTACTTATATACTCTCCTTGCCTACGATCAAACCTGTCGTCATATACATCCTCGTCCAAGGGGTCACTGAACATTGGCCTGGCTCCGGCCTCAGGGTCTAGCTGACTACTGCTGCCCGTAATCTGTCCCCGTGCCCATGTAGGAGGATTGGCAGTGGTCTTATTGAAGAACTTCATTACACGAGCCACCCGTAATAATCTCCTCTGGCATCGTTGTCACTGGTGTCTCCTATCATGTACCCACCGAACCTGGAGGACTTCTTGACAATCATTTGACGTAGAGCACGAATCTTCACCAGGTACCTTTCGGTTACTGTCTTCATCCTCTTGGTGTTACCCTCATTTCCAAGGATGTCCATGGCTGCTTGCATACATACACAATGCTTGATGATGTTGCTGTAGCTGGGAAGCACCTCATAGACGATAGTGCCTGTTGGCACAGGGTTCCAGTCCGTAGTGAGAACAGCCTTTCTGGTTACATTGTCGTAAGTGTCAATGACACGCTCCTGGACGTAGCCGGTGGTATCAGACAGGATACGAACCAGGTACCCCGAATAGGCACTCTGTCTGGTGTCCAGGCTCCCATCCGTTACCGTTCCCGGAAAGATGATACTGTCTGCACCCACACTAGAGGCAGTGGCCTTGTGCATCTGGCTCTCACCGTTAGGAACATACAGTATTTCCAGTACGTCCGTACTCCTCCAGTCCGTTAGGAGCCTGAATTCGTTATGCTCAATTACGAAGCCCGACTGATGAGAGGACCAGTGGTTGTCTCCCCATATTTCATACACTGGAATGACAGGGGTAGTGGTAGTCATCTTACGGACTGCCCAAATCTCTCCCACATTCGGAGGGAGAATATAACTCTGTACCCCGGCCACGAGCTGTATGTCAAACCGGCAGATGATATTGTGGTCAGAGTTGTTGTGAATCTCTGACATGACCACCGTAAAAGCCGATGTTAGATGCTCTACCATATCCGAATCGGTGTACTTGGGAAGGAGCGAGGGCTCATCGGTCATCCGTCGCATGAGGGTGACACAATCACTGAGGAACCCAGACCCCGAGAGAGCAGACGACCCCACAACTGCTGGTGCAATTAAGGTATCAATGGCATCTCGAATCTGTTTCAGGCTATCTGTTCCTGTAGCAAACCCTGAGCCCCGGGCCGATACTTGACCCTCGCCCAGGACCTCAAGACTGTCAGTTGAGGGATCATACGTCCCAGCATTGGCAGGGGCTGATGCCACTTTGGACATCATAGCCCGCAGATAGGCCTCCAGGGTATCCGGTGCAGACGATCCAAAACCCGTTGCCAGTTTGGTCAAGGCCGCCAGATTTGCGGCATCAGCCTGCCATACCTCAACAAGGTCACCGCTCTGGGGAGTGAATCCTAGAGAAGCGTCCAGAGTAAAGGAGGGATCGGAATCATCGTAGTCTGAAACTGCCCGGATATTTACCCTGGCCGTAGTCTTGTTAGAGCCCCTCCACACTGCAATTAGGGTATTGTTGTAGTCATCATCCGCCCCACCAGAGGGAGGATCAGTAGCTTGTACAAAGACCTTTGAAGAAGTCGAGCTAGCCGTGGAGGTCCCATCGAATATGCGGCCGGAGGAGTCAGCAATCTGGTCGGGAGCAACCCGGGCCAATTCCGTGATAGTGAGATTGTCAATTCCAGAAACAGATATGATTCCCCGAATTGTCACCGTCCCACCAGTACAGGTTCCTTCAATAAGGTTGGCCATTCCCTCAAAGTTCAAGGTATCAGTACCAGCTAATCCCATATTCTCAAGTTGGAGACCGCCGCTGTATCCTCGAAAGTGGACATTTGAACTTCCTAACTCCTGCCCAAAATCCAAAATCGGAGCCGTAGACCCAGTGACACCAGAGTGGCAGTCCTCATAGAACACATCGCCTACCTCGGTTAGCGTCTGGGTACCGGTAATACGACAGCTCTCAAAGTGGGTGTCCTTTATGATGGACATTGCTCCAAGTTGACAGTTACGGAAGGACTGATTGGCACCAGTTCCAGCCATAATACCAGAAACATCCGCTCCTTCTACATGTATGCCAACCATTATTTCGCCACCCAAGGCCAGGGTCCAGTTGTCTCCAAAGAAGGAGTAGGTAGAGGCCGTGGCAGCAAGGGTAATGGTCGAGCCATTTATAACATGGAAGTCACGCAGCCCCAGGTCGCTGGCTATGGCAAAGGCAGCTCCAATTGTACTTACCGGATTGTCGGCAGTACCATCAACGAAGTTCTCCGTATTGGTGTTGGAGGCATTTGTGTCAATCCAAATAGCACCGTTAGCATAGCCCACCGTACGGGAAACAACAGTGTACTCCACCAGGATTTGGTCCACCAATAGTTCTGTTGTCGCAGTGAATGCCACACTACCAGTTCTATATCGGATACGAACCTTTCCCGTGCCAGCCTCAACGTGAGCCGCGAATAAGGTATAATCATCCGTTTCCAGAGACGTACTTGACTCCAATGTGCCAATCTGGTTCCAAGTGCTGGGCCAGTTAAGGGCCTCTACAATAAGGTTCTTACCTGCTCCGCCCCCCTTATCGAGCTGGTGGTGGGCTTTCACACCTGTTGGGATGCCATCTCCCCCCACAGTAAACTCGTAGTATACATCAATCTTGAGAGTACCACTATCATCAGCGGTCCCGATGTCATGGGTGGTGCCGTCAAGAGCATGTGTGCGGTCCTCGTCCCCCACTTCCTCACCCCAAGTAGCGACAAAGCCATCCGGTGCATCTCTTGGGGGGGTACTGATAGCCGCACCCGTGGAAAACTCAATCGGGACACTCAGGGTGATATCCTCGACAGCGGGAGCGAATCCCGAACCTGTTACCACCAAAATTACACTCGTTGCACCCACCGCAAACGCAGCATCCGGCCAGTCCACCCTATAGAGACCGGGAGAGGATGTGGCGTCCACTTCGATCATTTTGTTGTCAGTATGTACAGTATCGGTCGCTGCCAGGGCTGTGGCATCTGCCTTAGCAACCGGGTCTTCCCCGGCTCGTGTGTACTGAAGATCAAAGTTTGCAATGGTCGCACCAGTTTCAGGAGCCCCAGTTGTATCGTCTACAACCATGACATAGCGAGTAACATCAGTTGTGCCCCTATCAATTGCAGACATTACTGCTTCCCCGCCCTCTTGTTGGCACCACCAAGTCCCCCACTAGCGGCCTGGTGGGCTCCCATATCCCGATTCGGTGTGTCGCCCGAAAGTATTGACCCATCATACCCCGCTCCCTTAGCAGGGGATGTAGCTTGTAGGGTGAAGTCACTACCCTCGGCAGTAAACACGGGAGCTGTCGTTACCTCCCCTAGAAATGTCTCTAAACCAGTTCCATAATCAGATGTATTGTCGTTGACAAGGTTGTTACGAGATATGAAACGAACACCTTGATTCAGTCCAGATATGCCCGCTACACAATCGTAAAGGATGTTGTTAATGGCGACATTTACTCCTCTATTACCCCCGGGGAAATTAATGGCAATACCAGTATCTTTATCATCCCCATCAACGGTACACCCATACACAACGTATACAAAGTCGTTACTCCCCCCCTGAAGGTTCATAGCATGTCCTGCATTACTGAAAAACACACAGTCTATAATAACCGCACCATTATCTGTCTCAAGACCGTCTAATCCCTGGTTGAAGAATCGACAACCAACCACTACCGTATTATTTTCTGTGTTCAATCCGTCCCCAGTATTTCCACTGAATAGACAATTCTCAAAAGCAACTCCATTCCCCACAAACGCTCCTGCGGCCCCATTGCTATTAAACTCACAGTTCTTGCATATGAAACGATCGGCATCTACCATGCTCATTCCATGGCTTGTAGCGTCCTCAAATTTTAGGTTCTGGAAGACATAGTAGATGTTACCGACAGCACCAGAAGATATAGCTAAGGTCTCCCCCGTGGCATCTATTGTTGCCTTTCCACCGTCCCCTATTGTTGACGTGTAGCCCTCAAAGACTATAGGAGCCGTAGGGCCGCCGGCCGTATCCACCTGAACTGTCTCGGTATAGTCCCCATCAGCCTTGACCCATACCTTGTCTCCAGCAGCCACAGTATTCATGGCCTTGTCAATAGTCAGGAAAGCAAGGGCTTCAGTTAGACCGGTATCCGTATCATCTCCCGTAGCTGCACTAACGTAGTAAGTGGCTATCTAATCACCTCCCCCTTACTCATAGGGGTGCTGAAGGCATATGGGATGGGCAAGGTATCCTTGGTCTTCTTCTTGAGCCAGTCCCACCTCTCCTGATCCTGGATTATGGCCTCATTCTGTCGACGTATGTTAGTCAAATTCCGGGAGAGAATACGCTTTTTCTTCTTGGAGAAGTCCACTGGGCCATACGCTCCCACTATCATGTCTACAAAGGCCGGGGTCACTGCTTCACAGTTGGGTCCAAGGTCCTCCAGCTCCTCTACAATCCTCTTACCCTTGTGCATCCAGAAGGCCAGGACCCACATACCCGTGTCGGCATTCCAGAAGGTTATAACGTCAGGCTCTGATAGACGACGCCTGAAGAACCGGGCTGCGGCAGTATCCTTAACGAGGTGAACTCGTGGATTTAGGACGGTTATACTCATGGTTTTCCTCTATCCCTCCCAATAAGAAAGGCCAGACCAAGCCTTACAGCCCAGCCTGGCCTCTCCGGAGGAGGAGTCTCCTAGATTGTTTACTCTATCCCAAAACTTCCGCGATACCCGTGAGCTTCATCCAGTTCGGTTGCACTGGCATACAGTTCCACTGGCGAACGAACGGGGCCTCCAGGAAGTCCGTGGTCGCACCCGACCCACCATGGGCGTGCTTAAAGATACCTTGGTACCCGCCGGACCCGCCGATGGGGGCAATGAATTCCACTTCGGCACCGAACCGAGAGTCAACCTTGGCACCTGGAATGGCCGGAGGAACGTACCGCGTGATGCCCCCGTTCTTGAGCTTGCCGGAATAGAAGGTGCCACTGTTGGCGTACGTGGAGGTGTAAATCTCACACGCTCTGGAAGCGAACCTATAGCGGAACGACTCCCAGCCCGCATCAACTTCCAAGGCCCTACCGTTACGGTCATACCGGAAACGACCCGGCTGGTCGGCCACGGCCGCGTTGTAGGTGTCCAGGTTGTCAATGAAGCCAATTAGAACACCCATGGTCGTAATCGCAGCGTCAAGCTGCTTACCCGGAAAGGCCTCATAGAACCGAGCAAAGTGCCTGTTCAGAGTGCTCTCCGTCAGAGCTGCATTGATAGCAGAGGGGACATAACTCTTGAACTGAGAGTTATCAGCAACTGTAATTCCGAAGAAGTCGGTAACAGAAACACCGTCTGCAATCCAGGACTCAAGGGAGTTAGGAGCAACCTTTACGGAGTCCTTAATGACGATGATGTCATTATCTCCACCCGCACCTGCATAGGTAATGCCCCCACCAAGGACCGTAGTCGTTTGGAGGTCCCCGCCGTCCATTCGGCGAAGGGTAATGGTATCAGCCAGAGGGTCTACATTGTCAACAGCCACATAGAAGTTGGTATTACGCTTTGTGTTACCATCCGAGCTGAACAGGTCCACGAGCATTCCACCCCGGAACCTATGAACCCTACCACTTGCATCAGTCCCGGACAGGTCAATTTCAATCGCCGCTGTATCACCACTCTTATTGGAGACGTTACCACTGGAGTTCCCTAAGTCAGCCAGAGCAAACGACGTGGTATCAGTGCTATAGAACACCGAAGACTCTTGCTGGGCCAGAAGGTCACCGACACCCTTGAGGTTCTGGGCAACCACAGACCCAATGCTGGCATTCAGGCGATCCGCCCTAAGAATCTGGTGGGGCAGATAGAAGTTCCCCCGGTGTTCCACAAGCTGAATGGTAGTTTGGATGAAGGCCGGAGCTGATACCTCATCAACCGCTTGGAAGGATTGGGGAGTGTCGTACATGGTAAAGTTGTTCGTGCCCGAGACAACATTTCCACCTACCGGGGACGTAAACTTGGCACCCCCAGCCACACCAGCAACCCAGGTCTTGAGAACGTTCCACCCACGACCGATACCACGGTTACGAACCACGTTGGTCGAGGACCGAGCGATCATGGGGTAGATTGGATCGAGAGCCCAGAGGCTTTCAAAGATCGTGGGCGTGATCTTTTGTTCAAGTGTCAGTTGTATACTGTCGGAAATTGATGCCATTCTTACTTAGTTCCTTTGGTGTACCCCCTCTTGTAAAAGTTCAACTCCCATCTCATGGTATTCCTCCCCCATCTAGTTATGTAGGATTAGGGAACCATAGCCTACACCTAGCCCACGAGAAACTACCAGATAGTCCACGGTCTATTAACCACCAAGCAGGCTACTTAGTTACCTTGCTGAGCCTTGAACACGTTGTGAGCTAGAGTCTCACTTATATGCTCGTCAAAGCCCGGATCAGTGGACGATACGTGGTCTGGTTGTTTCGTTGGGTAGATTTCAGCTCCTTGGCCCCCCGGTGCTGGGCCTAAGCCCATTTGTGGGGTTGATCGGTTAAGAGTACCAAGTGCTTCCAGGGTCGACTTCACCTCAGGAATGACCTCTCGAAGTATCTGGATTCCATTGCCGAACTTTCCATCAGAAGCATCAAGTCGCCCTCTGACTTTCTCGTCAATCATGTCACGAATGGCCCGCTGGCCATTGGTATCATGCGTCTTCATATAATAGGACATAATCTCGTCAGAGTCAAGTGCTTTCTGGATTATTTTATCAACTCTGGCTTGTTCTACGTCCGTAACCACCACTTGAAGGGACTCATCCAGGTCCCCAAAGTTAGTACGTTTATTTTCAAGTATGGCTGTAGTCTTGGATAGGGCCGCTTCCAGGGCTGCAATCCGCTGGGATACACTCCCCTCCCGCCCCTCCTGACCCCTAGAAGCCCTACCATCATAGGCACCATCATCATTGAACTGATCTTCACCGGGAGAGGATGGGTTATTAGGGCTTTCTCCCATGCTCTCATAGACGATGCGGGCAGCTTCCTCGACCTCATCACCCGTGAGGCCCATAGAGGCACCAGCCCTGCGGAAGGCACTGATGTCTCCAGTCTCAGCTAGAATTTCCAAGTCAGCCTTTAGGGCAATGGCCGAATCAGCCTCCTTAGATTTAGCAGAGGCCTCCTGAAACCTGCTGGCCGAGGAAACCCCCTTCTGAGCCAGTTCTACCAGCTTCGAGTGTGTAACAGTCTGTTTTTCACCGTCCACAATTATCTCGGTAAGCTGCTGCTCATAGGGATGGGGAGCATTGGCCATTTGGGGGGGCACTGCACTCGCCGGGATATTTACCACGGGGTTATTATCCGACTGGTCTTGGGGCATTGGATAGGCATGGGGATTTCCTGCCCCGGGACTACCACTTGTAATTTGATCAGGCATTTTTCTTTTCTCCTAGTTTAGTGGAATCGCACTTGCATTTTCGTATCAGCACCTGAAGGCCAGGTTGTCGGTAATACTTCTTGGGCAGCACACCTCGATCATCGGCACAGTCTGTTTCAAACACAACCGGATTTACCGTAGTCCAACTCCTTTTGCATTTGTTACAGAACCAGACACATTTTCCGGGGATGGCCTTTTCTACGGCACCCTTCCGTATGGGCTTTACATTGTCCTTCTTCCACAGGTTATCCCAACATACATGGTCCTCCCTATGAAACCATTTGCACCAAAGAACTTTAATGCCCTTCTTTTCTCCTACTCCCCGGTTCTCTCTCCGAAGAAAATCACATATATTACAATCCCATGCAGACCAATTCGTTCTCATATGTTCTATCTCCTACTGCGGCCCAACCCCCGGAGCCCTATCTAGTTTTCCGACAGTGGCAATTAGCACACATAATATCACACTTCTCCACTTCATTTTGGAGAGCACTCCAGCTCTTGTTAGTCATTTCAGTAACACAAAACAATTTAGTACTCGGGTCCCGGTGATGAAATTCCAAACATCGTGGGTCTTGCATACCACATTCAATACACCTTACCCGCAAGGACTTTAACCATGCTAGCTTACGATTCCTGGCTTTTTTCTTCTCCGCTCGACATTCCACGGGGTGATTCTGCCTCCACTTTCTCGCGGTATTACGATGTGAAATTCTAGCAGCTTCACATGTTAGATCGGCGTATGGCATTACTGTGGGGCGACTCCTGCGGTCATACCTGGAGGTATGCCCATTCCTTCCTGTCCTTCTCTTGGCATGGCAGCCATGGCCTGAGCCGCAATCTCATCCGGTGGGCCTAGACCAACGGGGAAGTTCCTACCTGTGAGGATTTCCAGAGTGATCTTCCACTCTTCAAATCTACTGCGGACTGCCTCGCTTGCCAAGGCAAACTCAATCTTGTTCATAAACCTTTGGACAGCCATCAACTGTATGTCGGGGTTCTGGGTGTGTTCCCCAACCACCAGAGGACCTGGTTCCTTACCATCCCGGAACATGATAATGATTTGCCAGGTGGCCTTCCGCCATGTCTCCCATATCTCCTTGTCAGCACCCGGAAAGTCCAGATTCTCTTCCAGGGCTGCTATCCAGAACCGTGTGGGGTCTACAAGCTGTAGGCCAAACAGTTCCTTCAACTCTTCTTTTCGGACGTTTCTGTCACGGGGAGTTCTGTCTTTGACGTTGATTTCCACTTCCCAAGGATCAGGGATAGGGTTGTTAGACAACTCCATGAGTCCCGTCGCCGGATCAATAATGACACCCGCCACGGCGTCGTCGATAGTTGCCAACTCAATAGTGTCCCCCGGACCGAGTCTGTCTTTTGCCACTTGAAGCATCCGGGCATACGCACCAGATAAGGCATCAGCCATTCCGTGAGTCGGCAGACCCAACGCAATGTTACCCGTATTGAACAGGAAACCGAGTCCAGCCGCTGAGTCAATTCGTCCACTGGTTTCACCTTGGTAGTAGGGGCCTTGGTTTGCCAACCTTTGCATTTGTTCAAGAGCAATCTCCGCAATTTTAGCGGGCATAGTACCCGTGTTGTGGGGTCCCAATGTAAAGGGCTGACCTCCGGGGTTCAGGGGATCAGGATCAAACTTCTCTACCTTGGGTCGGATTCCGGTTCTCCATCTTTTGAGATCAATGCCGGACGCTCCAGGAATAAATAGTGTTCCAAACGTATCCAGTTCTCGTATATTCTTGAATAGAGACGCGAACATCTTTTCACACTGGTCATTGAAGGGTATAAGAGGGTGCACAAAACCACGAGCGAACATCCGACCAATATCTGTATGCCTTGCCACATGGAGCGGACATACCACCCTAACACCTTTCTTCTCGAAATTCTCATCGACCAGTATAACGTCTCCAACCTTGATGATGTATCGGGCAACAAACTCTTGGGAATCATCGTAAACATAAATTTCCTCCATCTGAACATAGGGTCTTCCATCCTTTCTTGCCTGACTCTTACTTGGATCGAACTGGGTCCCTAAGAGGTCATACCTCCGCACCCCTACGGCAGAGCCCGGATCATACCCATGAGGGGAGATGCGGTCATAGCTCTGCTGTCCCGGAGGGGTCGAGCCCCAGGGGATGTCCGTGGCCCTGAGCCTAGTAAAGGGGTCCTCCTTCATCTTAACATCAAACACAGCCTTCATCTTGGCTGCAACCCATTCCATAGGCACCCACCGCACACGGGCTATACCCATGAGGTTATCTATCCCATCCACATATGCCGGGAATCCGCGTAACTGCCTAGCGGGAACTACCTCTATGATGTCCGGCATGTCCGGATCACCAGTCTCATAGTGACTTATCCCCACAGTTCCATACTTTAGGAAAGGAATAACTACCTTCCTCTTGAACTTCTCTTTGGGCATACGAGCTGCCAGAGACCCCAACGCTGCATTAGCAATAGACGCCTTACGCAGGGAGTCAAGAGACTCACCCTTCTTTACTGCCACGGGAGATATGTCCATCTTCATGTACCTACCACACTCGATAAGGTACTGACGAACAATCTCCTCAAACCGCATATCAATTTCGCCCTTACTGTTCTCCCAGGCAATTGATACGTGACCACTCCACCTGTCCATGATCTTGAACTTACGAACCCCGGCTAGGTAAGCATCTATGATCTTCCAGGTTACCAGGTGGACGTTCATCTCCGTCTCTCCCGGTTGAAGCTCTCTCTCCAGTGCATCAACCAGGGCATCTTCATCACTCTTAGGTGGAAGTTCTAGTCTCATTATCCCACTATGTCCATAGCATCACAGCCTCGGGGGGGCCAGACATCCTCTTCGGACTCCTTGTCCCCTTCCCAGGATTGTGGGTTGGAAAAATTACTCTCCAACCGTGACTGGGACCTATGAATAGCGGCTTGGTCTCCCTGTCCTCGGTTTACAAGGGACATTTCTATCAACCGGTCCACCAGCTTCCCCGAATCCATCTGGGCCGCTGCCATACGATCCAGACGCTCGCTAATCGTCCTTTCCATGCTCTCTATCCGAGACTCCATCTTTACCATATCAGACATGAAATGTAGAAGGGAATCCAAACGACGGTTTATCCCTACCAGGCTCTCCTCTTGCTCCTTCTGATAGACTTCAATAGATTGAATGCCCGCTACCAAGTCCCCATAAATGCCTTTCATAAAGCCCATTCTCTTCTCCTCCTATGGATAGTTAAGCCATTCTGGTTCTGGTTCGTACTCATCTGACTGTATCTCCTCCCATTTCCTTTGGAACATCTCCTCTAGGACATCATTTGGAATGTCCGCAGCATTGATTCCGGACATGACTCCTATTCCCGACTCATAGTGGTAGTCTCCATCCTTTAGCATTTGGATGGGAGTTCTATGAAGGTGGACATCGGGACCAGTTGGTGCAGACGGCTTTCCAATTGCCAGGTGCATGGCAAGAGTATCAACGGCATCATCATGGCGTAGGAGAGCCAAGTCTTCTGTAAAGTTCTCTATCTGATACCACAGGTCCCGGTAGGGAGACTCACTGGACCTATCCAATGGCAGCTTCATACGATACTGCTTGAACCTCCAGTGAAGACCCGAAATCTTGTCCGGCTTCTTATAGGACGTTGGAAACTTTATCGGCAGCACACGACAGGGAACTTGTCCCTCTCCATACATAGAGGGCAGATCATGCTTCAATCTCTCAGCAAATTCCAGTTGTATGGAATAGGCCTCTACGGCGACCAAGGGCACCTGCCACTTCAAAGCCATAAGATAAGTCCTTCTAATGACTTCCTCGGACGATTTCTTACCCAACCATAGGTCCAGAGACCACAAGGTGTCCCTATAGTCGTTGGAGTTTTCTATCCCCATTACGTGGATGCACGAGAAGTCCGAAGTCTCCGAAACCGTAGGTGCCCAGTCGATCGTAATGAATCGTCGCATACCAGATACGGACGGTCCAAAGGGTCTGGTACATATATGAGGCAAGGGTGTGGGCTCAGCAAGGGTGTTTTCCCACCCGACGAGCTGGTGTGATACCATAGTTGCTTGTGAATTAAGGGGATCATTTTCAAAGGCACCATCTTGGTTCTCCACCCAGTAGGTATTGAGTTCAGGATGTATACGCAGAATTCTCTCTGCTTCGGTTACCGGGTTATTCTCATACTGGGCCGCATATGCTGCCGGACCCATCCTCCTCTTCTGAATCTCCTGCCACTTACTCCCCATCTTCTCGGGCCACTCATCCTGAGTCCTGCCCTCCTTATTGACAAAGGTAACAGCATGAAAGATTTTCTTCCAGTCTATAATCCTTGCATCCTTCGTGCTGTGAAGCCAATAGATGAAGGTTCTCCGGGAGAGAAGTGTGCCAACTATACGAATGCGTACCGAGAAGTCATCCGCCATGGGGTATACCACGTTGAAGAAGAAGGACTTGAACCTCCCAATGTTCTCCGATGGGGCCATAACCAGGGAATCATCCTTCTCCACGTCATCGAAGTAGATTTCGTGGGGCCGTTTTCCAAGAGCAGCTCCCATAATTGGGAGACCGGTTATCATTGCCCCATTCCGGAGCTTGATCTGGGAGTGATTCCAGATGCCCTGATTACGAGCTGGCTTGAGAACGCCGAAGTCCTCAATGATCTTGTCATTGCCCTCTATCTGTACCATAAAGTCATCGAAGGTAGTCGTAATGAAGTCCTGCTTTGCCAGGAACATTACCGTCTCCCAGTGTGGCCTGGACACTACCTTGCGGAGTATGTTCTCCTTAATGAGTGTGGACTTCGCTGCTGAGCGAGGTGCCGCCGTCACCGATAGCTGATTACATTCCCAGTGATAAATCCACCTATAGTGCATGTCCGGTGATCTCAGAGCCCCGTGCTTATAGAAGGGACCACGCCCCCCCTCAGTTGTGGGGAAGAGGTAAAATTCGCGGAAGAAGGCCCACGACGCCACCTCCAGGTCAGGTCTCCCTTCCAGCTTCACGGCATTCACCCGTGCCATTCTCATCCCCTTCTCATCCAGGGTTGGATAGTCGGGTGGGAGGGGCCAGAAATTATTCCCTTTGATTGGAAAGACTACGGCCATACAAGTGCCACACTATCCTCTGGTAGGTCTTCTATCCAGAATACCTTGAAGACACGGCCATAGGAATTTATAGTCATCTCTGTGGTATCCTCACTAGCCCCCAGGGTCTTCCATCCTTTCTTGCTAACTCCAATTAGAAACTTCTCCGGGTCGATCTTTCCAGACATGGCCCAGACGTAGTTCAGGACCTCATGGATTTTCTTTTCCATAACTACACCTTCTGACAACCCCGTGGGCACTGAAGGTCTTTCTCCGTAAAGACACCCTTCCCATCGAAAACCTCTTTACAGTGCTTACACCAGACAAGGTTACCCAGAAGCGTCTGGCTATCTGTATATTGTGAGGTCATTACACGAAAAAGAATTTCATGCATTTCATCTGACATCTTCATAACTACTCCTTGGGACACTTGGGACATTTATCAGCATTTATATCTAACGTCCCATCCTTCAAAGCTGTCATGGAATAGCACTCTCCACACAGCATGCATTCGATATGGGGTGTCATATCCCCCGGAGCCTTGAAAATCTTGTCCGTCACCATTTCTTTTTCATACTTCATAACTATGCTTCCAGGAGGGAGAAGGACAAGAACCCCGCAGTGGCCACAATGAAGGCCCCCATTACGTGAGGAGCCACCAGGTGCCCATTCTGGAATCTTATAACCCTGCCACACAGTGTAGAGACAAAGCAGGGATCGCTGACCATAGCATTGAACCGCTCGTCAAATGCCGCTTGGAACTCCGGAGGCCAGGTGTTATAACTCAGATTTTTATTACACGTGCCAGAAAGGAAACGACGCCAGAACTTATGGGAGTCCCTTGTCTTTATCCAGGTCATCGTCTGGTCTGTGAGAATCTGATGACGCTCCACCCTCTTGACCTCAGCAGCATCGACTTGTGGGACCTCTTCTACTGCCGCCAAAGCCTCTGTTGCTGAAACTTCCACTTGATTTTCACCGGGAGAGATTAGCTCTTCCTCGCCTACGACCTCATATTGGTCAAAGTCAGCTACATTCTCAGACGCTGTGCTCCCTACAGTTCCCATACTAACACTAGCTGGGGCTTTCATCTCCGGGGAATCCTGCTGCGGCGGCTTCGGGGGCCAGGAAGCGGGCGGATATATGGGGGGTGTGGGAAGGGGCGTCGGCGGAACCATCAGAGGCTCGGGGGGTGGAGATGTCGGGG